CCACCAGGCACTCGCCAGAGTAATCATGGAAAACACTGAAGTAGTAGCGGAACCAACCGCGCCGGAACAGGTAGCGACGCCCGCGCCTGAACCTGTAGCAGTATCGGCGGAAGAGCAACAAACTACAATCAAGACGTTCACTCAAGAAGAAGTGGACTCGATGATTGGCAAGCGTCTCGCAAGAGAGCGTAGGTCTTGGGAACGTGAGCGTCCGAAGGCGCCAGCAGCGCCCGCAGAACCTGTATCGCAGGATAAGTTTGAGTCGGTCGAAGCGTACGCCGAAGCATTGGCCACGCAGAAAGCCGAGCAGCTTCTCCAGCAACGGGAACTGGAGCGCCAGCAAGCAGCAGTGGTTGAGTCGTACCACGAGAAAGAAGAACAGGCGAGGGAAAAGTATGACGACTTCGAGCAAGTCGCCTACAACCCAAGCCTCAAAATCTCGACCGTGATGGCTCAAACAATTCAGGCGTCAGAGATCGGCCCCGACATTGCGTATTTTCTCGGGTCCAATCCAAAAGAAGCTGATCGTATCTCGCGTCTATCGCCGTTCTTGCAAGCCAAAGAGATCGGGAAGATTGAGGCCAAAGTGGCCGCCAGTCCGCCCACCAGAAAACCATCTAGCGCTCCGGCGCCGATCGAACCCGTTGCAGCACGCGCTTCTGGCGCACCGGCTTACGACACCACAGACCCGCGCTCAATCAAAACAATGAGCACGAGCGATTGGATCGCAGCCGAGCGGCAACGACAGATCAAGGCGTGGGAAGCGAAGTATGGACGTTAACCATGCCGGTAGTTAATACGACCGGCTAATTACCTAAAGGAAGTAACATGGCCAACAGTATCTTGACGATCGATATGATCACAAGGAAATGTCTCGAAATCTTGGAGAACTCCTTGGTGATCACCCGTACCGTAAACCGTCAGTAAACGAAAGTCTAGCTGACATTAAACCCCGTTAATTGCTGGAAACCCCTTAGAGCACCATGCACCACAGCGTAGTTGGAAACGGCAAGCGCGATGGTTTGAAAAGCGCGGTGATTGGGCAATCAGCAGCCAAGCATCTTATCATTAACTGTGATATGATGAAGGTTCAACGACTAGCCGAAAGGCGTAGCGCTCAAGCGAGCGCGAAATGCGGGGCGGGCGTGAAAAAACCAATCGAAGATCGCTTTTTTGCAAAAGTGGCAGTCCGAGATAGCGGGTGCCACGAGTGGACAGGATGTTTGATGCCTAACGGGTACGGTCAGTTTCATAAGGACGGCAAGACTGCTTACGCGCATCGCGTAGCGTTTGAGCTGGCGTATGGAGCGACTACGCAGCATGTTCTGCATGCGTGTGACACCCGTAAGTGCGTCAACCCAAAACACCTGTTTAGCGGGACGTTTGAGGACAACATGGCGGACATGGTGGCTAAAGGCCGCCAAGCCGCAGGCGACCGTAACGGTCGCCGCAAGTTGTCGTCTGAGCAAGTCCTTGCAATTCGATCTGAAGTTGGCACCCATCGTGTAATCGCTGCAAAGTACAACGTCACCGGTGGTTTGGTGTCGATGATCCGCAGCGGGCGCATCTGGAAAAACGTCTGAAGATATAGTCTGATCCTTGGTGAAAGCCAAGGCCGCGAAAGCGGGGCATTGCAGTAGCGAGCAGTGCCGAACACAATGATGACGATTCGTTTGCTGTCCAAGGCGCAAAAATCGGCTCCACGCTGCGTATCCGTCTGCCGGACCGCGCACTGGTGACCGACGGCGCTGCGCTGCAAGTTCAAGACGACAACGAGCAGTTCACCACTCTGACTGTTTCGAGCCAGAAGCACATCGGCGTGAACTTCACGACCGCTGAGCTGACCATGCAGCTCGATGACTTCGCAGAGCGTGTGCTGAAGCCTCGTATCAGTCAGCTTGCCTCCAGCATCGACGCTGACGTTGCCAACAGCTTCAAAAGCATCTACCAGTCGGTCGGTACCCCTGGCACCACGCCCGGAACCAGCCTGGTGCTGCTGCAAGGCCAACAGAAGCTGAACGAAGCCGCTGCGGTCATGGCTCCCCGCTATGCCACCGTCAACCCGGCTGCGAACGCTGGCCTTGTCGAAGGCATGAAGGGTCTGTTCAACCCCACCAACACCATCAGCCGTCAGTTCAAGAATGGTCTGATGGGCGAGGGTGTGCTGGGCTTTGAAGAGATCAGCATGTCGCAGTCGATCAAGCAGCACACCACCGGCACCCGCACGGGTTCGCACACGGTGACCAGCGCTGTGACGGCTCAAGGCTCGACCACGATCCTGATCACGGGCACTGGCACGCAGACGATCAAGCAAGGTGACGTGTTCACCGTTGCCAACGTCTACGCTGTCAACCCGCAGACCCGTGAGTCGACTGGCAGCCTGCAACAGTTCGTTGCTACTGCGGACGCAACCGCCACCGGCGGCGCGTACTCGGTCAGCGTCAGCCCCGCGATGTACACCTCCGGCCATGCGCTTGCGACGATCGATGCGTTCCCGCAAGCCAGCGCTGGGGTGACCTTCCTGGGTAGCGCCAGCACTCAGTACCCGCAAAACCTGATCTATCACAAAGATGCGATCACGTTTGCGACCGCTGACCTGCTGATGCCGCAAGGCGTGGACATGGCCTCGCGCCAGGTGCATAACGGCATCTCGATGCGTATCGTTCGCCAGTACGATATCAATAACGATCGACTGCCTTGTCGCATCGATGTATTGTACGGCTACTCTGTTATCCGTCCGCAAATGGGCGTACGCCTCTGGGGCTAACGTCTAATACGAGGCTAGTAGGGATCTACTAGCCTCGTTTCTATTTAATTTGAAAGGATTAAATCATGGCTCTTCCTAATGGTGCAGGTGGCTATCAAGTCGGTGACGGCAATCTCGACGAAGCCGTCATGGGCGTACAGTCCATCCCCGCGACGCTGACTGGCGACACGACTCTGACCGGCGCTCAAATGGCGATCGGTCTGGTTGTTTGCCAGAAGGCTAGCGATGCGACGTTGACTGTTACCTTCGCAACGGCGGCGCAGCTTGACGCCGCGATCCCGAGTGCTAAAGTTGGCTCGTCGTTTGAACTGACGATCACCAACAATAACAACACGGGCTCGTCGTCGACTGTTCCCATCACCACCGGGTCTGGCATCACCGTCTACGGTTCGGTTACGGTCCCGCGTTTTGGCGCGCACACCTACCGACTGGTCAAGACTGGTGATGCTACTTGGTCCGCGTTCCTGAAGTAATAACCGGAGTCGCTAATGGCTAACAACAAGCCTGTAGGTGTTGCGTACTCTGACCCTGCGCTCACGGCGTTCTATCTCAACGCTCCGGTCAGTAAGACCGCCAGCTTTACGCTGGGCGATGAAGAGAACTACGTGGTCGCCGAGGGCTCTGCGGCAAACGTCTCCGTGACGTTGCCGTCTGGGGCTGCTTACATCGGTCGGACCGTGACTATCAAAAACCTGTCTGCAACCTATACGGTGATCTCGGCGTCGACGAACGTCAGGCCGCTGAACTCAGCTACCCTCGGCACGGCGATCCTCGCCGCGACCGCTGGTAAGTGGGCGACGCTGGTCTGCGAAGACGGCACCAATTGGGTCATCATGGCTGCTGGCTAACCTGGCGGGGGCTTCGGCCCCCGACTTTTATGCCCATCATCTATTTGCGTCACCCGCGCCACGGCGAGAAGGTTGCCATCTCGGACTTGGAAGCGGAGTATGATGAACAAAACGGTTGGACACGGTATACTCTGGGAGACGAGGCCGTAGACAGCGCGCAGCTCAATCAATTGGCGCGCCGAGGTCGTCGTCGTAAGGAGACGGTCGATGGCGACATCAGCGGGTGACATCATCACAGGCGCGCTGCGTCTGATAGGTGTTGTAGCAGAGGGGGAAGACCCGTCTCCCGAGACAGCCGCCGACGCGCTGTCGGCCATGAACCAAATGATCGAGTCGTGGAACACTGAGCGATTGTCGGTGTTCTCGACTCAAGATCAGGTGTTCAGTTGGCCCGCCACAGAAATCCGTCGCACGCTTGGGCCTACCGGCGATTTCGTTGGCAACCGGCCTATTCTTGTTGACGATGCGACCTACTTCAAAGACCCGACAACCGGCGTCTCGTACGGTCTAAAGCTCATCAATCAACAGCAGTACAACGGTATTGCGCTTAAGACTGTAACCAGCACCTACCCGCAGGTCATGTGGGTCAACATGACCTACCCGAACATTGAGATGTACATCTATCCTGTGCCTACTCGGGTGCTGGAATTCCATTTCGTGTCGGTAGAAACGCTGTCACAGCCGGCCATCTTGGCTACGATGCTGACCTTTCCGCCAGGCTACCTGCGAGCGTTCCGCTACAACTTGGCTTGTGAGCTTGCGCCTGAGTTTGGTGTTGAGCCGT